CCTACACGACGCTCTTCCGATCTTTCTAACTTAAAATATTTAATACGATTGATTCTGATTGATTCTTGTTTTCGGATTCTTTTAACCATGTAATAGTTCCGTCATTATTAAAAGTACATCGTTTCTTTCGTTTCTTGAATTTCTCATGACGTTCTTTAATAATTTTTTCTGCTTCCGAAAAGCATGATTCATCTAGTATATATTTCATAGCAATCCTCCTGATTAGTTAAAGCTGTCTTTAGTTAGTTAATGTGGTTTGTGGTCACATACAACATCCCAGTGCAGTGTTTTTCCACTAGCGAGCTGTATTCCATGATTTATCAACTGAAAGTATATCTTATTAGGTTTTTTAAACACACTAATATATCCATATTTGGTATCACTTTCTCCATTATTTTTTGAAAAATCTCCAAGACCACAAGTAGACATTTCCACCGAACAATATTCTCCACTTTCGTTCGTACATATATATTTGTTTTCGGGCTTTTCAAATACGTAATTCTGTTCTTGATTTATAGAAACCTTCACTTCGTTATTTGGAAGTGTTACTTTTTCCATCCCATATATTTGAAGTTGTAATCCATATAGAACATCTGCTATGATATCAGTGAGTATATTATAATCAACGGAAACGCTCAAAACATCGTCTATGCAATAATGGCGAATCTCTTCAATACCTTCTTTGGCAGAAGATAAATCATTCCCAGTAATTGTCATTGGAATATATAATGCGTTTGTCGATAAAAATTCAGTTCGTCCCATGTAGTACCCATCCGCATCAACTGTTTTTTCTCCGCATTTGACAAGTAAAAATTTTTGCTTTGCTGTCGGATATTCAGTGCCATTGATATTTATTCCATGCGAACCGCCACTAAATTTTGTTGTTGCACTCCAACTGTTTTCTCTGATAGCAATTGGGCCAACTACGTCCGATGGAAAAGTCCCAAAATCTTTATATTTATATAATTCTCCATATTCATCAAATTTCCCAATGTAGCAAGCATTAAAGTCAAATAATTGATTTATGTACACATTTTTAAAAACTCTACATAAATACATATTACTTCCGATTTTTGAAAAAGTTGTATAGCAACCATTGGAAACATATACCCCATAGCGGTCATCAGCAACTAAGTTTGATTTTTCTTCATATGCATATCCACCGTACACTGTGGATATGGTAATAAGCATATATCCATCAATAGGCGAAATGATATGTTTTTCGGTAACAACACTATTGCCACTATTGCTGCCTGCAATAAAGCTTTCAAAAGGAGCTGTTTTATTTTGCTCGCTGGGATATGACTTTGAAAAAATAACTAACGGACTTGTATTAGCTCCATCTGACATACCACAAACTATATATCGTTTTCCTTTATGCACTTCGTAAGCTTTTGCAAATTTATATTCATTTGCATAAAGAACACTCAATTTATAGTCAGTGTTACAGCTCCAATATAAGCCTTTTTTGTCAAATACAGGTGTCAAGCTTGTGTAATTCGCAATTCTTGCGTAACTCTCTAAATCTTCCTTTAGCGAACTAACATCTTTAGTTAACTCCGTGTAATCAGTCGGAATCGTCGCAAGCGTATCAGTCCCTTTTTTTGCGATTTCAGCAGTAGCCGAATCCTTTGCCGAAGCGATAGCATCTGTCGCAGATGTCTGCGCTTCCGTGATCGCTCCCGTTGCAACGTCTTTCGCTTCAGATATAGCCGCTGCAGCTGATTCTTTTTCCGTATTTGCATGCTCTGTGATGGCTGCTTTAGCTTCGGCTGTCTTATCTGCGACATTCTGTCCGAATTCAGCCGCAGTTGTATCAACAGAATTCTTTGTCTCTTCAACAGATGCCTTCATCTGTTCAACTGCCTTTTTGTCCTCTGTTACCTTCTCAGCCGTTTTTCCGAAATCGGCGAACATCTGCCCGAATTCGTCTCTTGTTCCGGTGTATCCCTTGCTCACGGCCTCAGCATAGGCCGTTGCGATACCTAAATCTGTTCTAATCATCAAATATAACCTCCAAATGCCCGCTGTCTGTTAATTCGAAGTCCAATTCGTCTTTAATGTTTTCCGTACGGTCAAGAATCAAATGACCCGAATCGTCAATGCTCAAGTGGCAGAATCCGTTTTTTGTCGCAACCTGCTTCGCTGCTTCAGAATAGAATCTTGCATTATTATCGACCGTCTCGGGAATGTCGCTGTCACCGATTGCCCAGGCTTTCGCTTCTTTCTTTGCTGATTCTGTCAATCTTAAGTTATTGTCAACGGCTTCTTTGTTCCGTTTTACCTCTGCTGACAATGTTGAAACGGTTTTTTCGGAAGAGGCAGCGGAATTTGCCGATGCTTCCGCAGCGTCTCTGGCCGTTTCTGCTTTTGATGCGGCAACAACCGCTTTCCCGACTTCAATTTCAACCGCACTGGCATTATTGCCGCTAAAAGGTTCCCCGGTTGTGGTCTGATACGGAAGGACTACAAGCTTTGCGCTAGTAGTTGTGATTCTCTCTTCAAGCTCTCCTGTAGACTCGTTATAAGCTGCCCCATGCAGCCACACGTCCCATGTTCCGGCACTCAGGTCAATTCCTCTATCCTGTGTGATGCCGTCATCCACAAGGGTTACATCCGCCTGATTCTCGCCATTCTTGAAATGCACCGTTTTAGTCAGACCAAGCCAGTCGAGTGAAAAGACGAATCTGGCTGATATATAGTTTTTGCTGTCGCTTACGGTCGTATTTTTCGCAAGCTGAAGAACCTGTCCGGTCACTTTTCCACGTATCATTCCACATCCTCCTATTATTAGTTTGTTCCATTATCCCACGCTATGCTAACAATTACTCCGTATATCGTTCCTTTATTGCCAACAACACCAGTAACAGCACCAGTCGCTGATTTGCCAAAAAACCATATTTTTTGTCCAGCAGTTAATGTAGCTTCTATCCATTGCGCAATTTCAGTATCTGTTGCGTTTGAGTATGGCAGATACACAAATGTCGCACCAGCAGTTCCTTCGCTATTTCGAACTCCTGTTATATTTTCACTAGAAACTTTATTTGAATTGGTACTCAATTCTACCATTGGTTTATTTCCAGATGTACCAGAAGCCACGCCAATAAAAGTGAATCTATAGGTACCGTCTTTAGGAACGACAAATCTCCCAATATTCAGCACTTGTTTACTTGTGCTTGAACTACTCGTTGTTAGCTTTTTATACTTCCCCCAAATCGGTGTATCACCAGCTTCGATTATATCAGGGAGTCCGGCTCCGGAACTGCCACCGGGTTCAACATGCTCACCCGTGATTAGATTTCCGTGACAATCGTGTGCTGTATATCCCTGCTTCAAGGACGATTCATTAACCGTGTCATTCGTCAGGTCAATCATCACATCAGAACCGTAGATAACCTTATTTACTGCCATTTTTGCCCTCCTATCCGATCGTTACGGTCGTCCCGTTTGCGTTTTCGTCTCTCGATATTGGGATAGCATTAACCGTCACCTTCGAAAGGGCATTATATCCAGAATCAGGCTCAACAACCTGTTCATTCGCTGCCGGTGTCACACTCTTCTGCTGTGCTACAACATTACCGCTGGTTGACTTGATGAGGTCTACGAGCTGCTGATATGTGACCGTCCTTGTGCCGTCTGATGTGTCGACGATAAATACTTCAGAGCCGTTGAACTCCTGTATCTTTTCGTAAGCACTGATTTTTGACATGACTTTCCTCCTTACTGGTCAATGCGACCGATTGAACACCACTCGATCGTTGCCGTTGTGGCACTCGTTGCGTTGAAATACAATGTAAAGCTTTTTGCGGTTACCCCTCCAACCGAAACTCCGTACTTGAGTGGATCGCTTGCATGGATCGTGACAAAAACATTCGGAATGGACTTGTATGCATTCGGGAATGTGATTTCTTTTTTTACCGCAGTATTCGCTTTCTCTACAGTCATCGACTGCGAACCTCGCTGAATGATAGGTACATTATAACTATTATCCTTATAATTGAACTGCATTTTGCCGTTTGAATAAATTCTAAGCGAAGATTTTTCGCTGCCGTTAGCATCCTGAAGGGAAATCCCGGCACCGATAACATCAGGGTTGCCGGATGAAGAATTGAAAGAACTCACCCAGCTCATCAGTGCCGCTTTTGCATTATCGCTAAAAGCTCTCAAGGTTCCTTTGAAGTCAAGCTTCTTTTCAAGGTTTGTGGCCCTTGTGTCTAACTTTGCGATATCGTCCGAATTCGCTTTTGCCCGAGAATTCGCTGCCTTTGCAACATCGTTTGCAGCATTAATATTTTTCTGAAGATTCAACAGATTCTTGATATTCGATATCACTGGCTCGATTTTCTGAATCGTTGAGCCGTATAAAACGATTCTGTAAAGCGGGACTTCTCGAAGCGTTCCGCCTGATCTGATATCGTTCTGAGTCACGGACGGATCGGACGGAGAAGAGGAGGCTGTGCCCTTAACGATATCAACCGCAAAAGATTCAACGCCGGATGATGCATTTTTTTGATACCGGCCGACAATTAAATCATTTCTGTAAAGTCCTTGCGACCCCGTTTCAATAGTCACTTTTTCTGTACCATCCGTTCGGCAATGCACGCCCTGAATGACGATCTCGAGCTTCGGCAATGTCACAACGCCGGAGGTTGTTTCTTTTGCCTCCGGCATATCAAAAGCTAACACAACGTCAGAGCTACTCAGAAGCCCCGCGTTGAAAGAAGCCCAGTCATCTGCTGTAATGTGTGCGCTTCCTGTATGTCCGGTAACTATTTTTGCCATTATTTATCATCTCCTATTTTGTATGATACCGATGCTATCCCATTTTTGATTTTTAGAATTTTCTTAGTCACCGGCTCTTGAATCGTGATGCCGGTGACATAATCGCGGCCCGAAATGACGCTGCCAAGCTCTAACTCAATCTGTGATCCGTCAGGAATCGTCATTGTCTGACTATCCGACTCATTTATTTCGCCAAATTTCTTCGTAGCACTATCAAGCAGCTCCGCTTCATTTTCGGATGAATCAGATGAGCTGTAATCATATTTATACACCCGAATATCGTCACCGTTCGGTATGCCCGAAACCTGTTCAATCGTGCCATCTTCTTTTTGATGCAGATACAGAACCGTTCTTTTTTCGAGCTGTCCGCCACCGAGTGCAATTATATAGTTATATTTCAATATTTTTTTGTCGATGCTAAAATTAAGATCATAGTCCTGCGATATCTCATCATCAACCTCATTCAGTTTCGCTGACAGTTCAACGAAAAATTGGGCTTCTTCGTTGACCACGCTGATGTCTAGTCGATAGCCATTAGGTTGAAGCAGAGATTCCATTGCGTCGAGAATGTAATCATACCTGTTTATTTTGAAGGAAGTTACTGAAACGCCTGTGAGCGTGTCTGATACCCTAAATATGCCGGTATATTGACCACCCAATAAAGTCTTAAGGCATTCCGTTAAATCTCCTGAAACATACAAATAAGCTTCTCCGGTCGGTGGCTCAACAACCTTGTCCTTGAGCATTCCCCGGAACGTCTCGCCGTATACTTTTACAATCCAATCAGATGTATCTGACTTAATTCCTTCTATCCGTCCGCCGTATTCTGTTCCGTCGCAGTAGATATAGCGCCCTTTTTCGTAGATTTCCGAATCATACAGCGACACAGGTATTCCGATTTCAAAGTCATTTTCACTGCCGATTTCAAAATCAAACGAGCACTTATCAGAGAGATACTTCATGTCATATCTATCCTTATCGGTCATGTAAAAATCCATGATGTACCCCCTTACAATTCAATTCGATTGTTATTAGAATCAAGAATCGGCTCTCCGCTTGAATCGAGCAAGTAAACGCTCATATCTTCTGTTTCACTGCCACCGGGTGCCGGTGTAGGTGCATCACTGCTTCCGATATTGCCAGTCAAAGATTCCCAATCGGGTTCACTTCGCTTGTGATATAAGAATACGTCAAATCCAAAATCTCCGGACCATATAAGTTCGTTTTGACCAGGCTGAATCTCTTCGAAAATGCTCTCTTTTTTGTACCTGTAGCGCATCGCTGATGTCTCGGCACGGTCCTGCAGAACCTTAGTGATCGTCTTGTTCATAGAGTCAATAACGAGGTTTTCGCCGGAGTTAAGACCGACGTTGACCTGATAAGTATGACCGCCAATCTTGATCATCACCGGATTAGAACATGGACCGTACACAGTGATCTTGAATGCAGCAGGAAAGATTTGAGAATTTGAAATAGTATTCTGTCCAACATTCGGCGACTGCAAGTCGATTGGAAGGTCGAACGGAAAGTCAATCCCGCCGCTTGCAGACACATTCACTGCGCTATACGAAAAAATTTCTTCCTTGATCCAGAACGGTTCATCTGTGATCACGGTCAGGTCTGCCTTCGTGAAGTCTCTATGCATCAGATAGCTGCTGTTCTCGATAGCTGTAATCCAGCATTTTAGATACCATTTGCCAATATATATACGCCCTTTTTTGCCTGCTAAAATATCACTTTCGAAAACTTCAAAAAGGTTATTCCGAACAGCTATTCTTTCAGCAAGGGAGTTTTTTACAATCACAACTGGAAGGTTCTTTTTAACGGGTTCCTTATAGAATCCGCCTATGATATTGTTATCATCCGAATACGACCACTCATAATCTCGTAGGTCGTTATAATTAGCATACAGGCCGCCTTCACCGAAGACGACCCGTTTACCGTTGTTATTTTCGTAAAAAAAATTATCAAGCATATTTTTTCACCAGTCTTGCAAGCTCTCGCTCGTCAAATTTTATGTTCATCGACCTGAGAGCGTTCACAATCTTGTCATAGAGGCCGTTATTGAGCTTTATCAACTCTGACAGGATGGCTTCAAGAACGTCATTAGAGCCTTCGGCAGAGGCTTCTCTAATCATGTTCATCAGATGCGCTTCTCCTGCTACAACCTCGTTTCCTGCCTCTCCACCGCCTAACAGATGCCCTCCGGATGCCCCAAAAATGGTTGCATTGCTAAGAATCATTGCGTTATCCATGGCCTTTTTGTACCATTCGATGCTGAAATGCGGCACGCTCGGTGGAGTCAGGCCAAATTTGCCGGTGATCGACAGATGAGGCAGTTTCAAATGTGGAAGGCTCCAACTGAACTTAAAGACGCCCTTAATCTTGTCGATTGCACCCTTGACGATGTTAAAAGCCTTTGTGAAGGTTGTCTCAAACGGATTTGTAACAGTTGCTACAGTGCTCTTAACTGTCGCTATCGCATTTTTAATAGGAGACGTGATGAAGTTTTTCACATTCGAAAAGATACGACTCACAACGCCTTCTATACCTGCTCCCGTGAATGTCGACTTGATGTTAGATACAGCATTTTTTATGATTCCTTTCGCCTTTGAAGGTAGTGACTTAATACCGTTGATAACGCCGTCTAAGACGTTCTTACCGAGATTTAGCCAATTAAATGCTGTCCATACCGAAACGATAGCTTCAATAATTTTCGGAATATTCTCGATCAATGTCGGAATAGCCTGAATGATACCGGTCACAAGCATTACGATCAAATCAACGCCGGCCATAAGGATTTTCGGTGCATTTTCGTTGATGATCTCTACAATATTAATAACAATCTGCGGCACATACTCGATAAGAAGCGGCAAGCTATTGATTAATCCCTGCGCCAGATTCTTAATTAATTCCAATCCGGCATCTATGACCGTTCCGGCGTTCTCTCGAATGTACTCCGTGAACTGTTCCAGCATCGGCAACACATTCTCTAAGAATGTCGGGATGCCCTCAACGAGTCCATCACTGAGCTTTTTAAGCAACTCTACAGCTGTATCTTTGCCTGTCTCAACGAAATCTTTCCCCCCCGACTCCCACAAATTTGACAGTGTTTCAATACCGAATTCGATGACATCAGGTGCATTTTCGACAATGGCCGAACCGATAGCCTTCATCATCGACTGTCCGGCACTGAAAAATGCCGGAACGACTTCTGTTACAACGCCGGGAAGCTTCTCTGCAATGACAGGGCCAATGTCCTGCGCTGCCTCTCCAATGCCCTTGAAAATCTGAAGAATTCTCGGTAATACATTGCTTGCTGCTACTTCTACACTCTCGATGAACTGAGATGTCAGATCTGAAAGGTCTTGATTCTGGTCGGCGATTCCGGTCACAAGATTTTCCCATGATGCTTTTGCAGAATTAACAGAACCCTCAATGGTGGTTGCTGCTTCTTTCGCTGTTGTTCCGGTAATGCCCATGTTCGTCTGAACTTCGTGGATGGCATCGACAATCTGATCAAATGTGATGCCGTCTAAGTCTTCGATAGTCTTATTCAGAATGCCGGAATCGTTGATCAGCCTGACCATTTCGGCCTGAGTACCGCCATAACCGAGCTTAAGGTTGTCGAGCATTGTGTAATTTTGTTTCGCAAAGCCCTGATAGGAATTCTGAATATCCTGAATATTTGTGCCCATCTTGTTGATGTTGTCGCTCATGTCCGTGATGGCTCTGTCGGCTTTTTTTGCTGCTGCTTCAGTATCTCCACCAAGACCCTGAATCAGTGACGCCGAGAAGCTTGTGACAGTTTCCATGTAAGTATTCGCCGACATTCCTGCAGTGATGAAAGCTCCTGCAGCAGCTTTCATCACTGAGTTTTGCGCAGACATGAGGCTTTTATATTTATCTTTCGCGTTATCGACCGTACTATCTATGCTCTTTGCGTATTCTTCCAGGCTCTGCCCTCCGGCACCAAACAGAGTCTGGACACCGCCAGCGAGCTGCTCATAGCTCGAATATGCATCGAGCGATTTTTTTGTAATAACAGCAATACCGGCTTGAATCGTTCCATACGCTGCCGCTACCGTCTTTGCAGTCGTGACAGCCGCTTTCCCGAGAGTGGACGTGATGAAACTGCCGGCCGATTTTGCTTTGCTTTTAGAATCGTCTAAGCCTTTGTCGTATTCTCCCGTGTCAAGGCTCAGCTTTGCATATAACTCAAGAAGATTCAAATTTCAACCCCGCCCTTCTCATCAGATCAGCGACAATCTCATCGCCGGAACGGGTGTCTTCTTCTTTTGTTTTCCCTTCTATAACGTCAGCATATCTTTGCAGAATCGGCTCTTTTCTGAAGGCATTGAGGCCACACAGAAGACTGTCTGTTACATAGATTCTATACGCCTTCGTTTCAATTTCCTTCTGAATACGGGCTACAGTGTACCCGATAAATCCTTTTACGCTTCGGCCTCTGTATTCTCCGACGCAGAGCCAGACGATTCGCTGATATTCTCTGACTCTGCTGATGTAAAAAGCCCCTGTAAGTCCTCATCATTCGCAAGTGACACTACATCTTTTACAAGGCCCATGAAGCCTTTTGACTGCTTGTATTCGTCTACAGTCTGCGTGTTAAGAGCTGCCATGATGGCGATCAGGTCTTCCTTATGCTTTTTGATAAGGGCCGGAAGGCTTGACTTGATCCGGCGCAATGCCATCTGGATCGCATTTTCACCTTCCTGGGGCTTTTCCTTTGTGAAAAAATCCCTTGCTGTATCGTCTTCGGCAATGCTCATGATCGGAACAAGGATATCTGCAACGATATCAAGTCCCTGATCCATTGTGATTTCTGAAAGCTTTTTCATATTATCTCATTCCTTTCTTATTTACCGGCAGATATATACACTTCGTAAGGCACTTTGTCCGGTTCTTCGATGCTGTAATGTCCTGTGTATGTGAATGCCATCTGTCCTTTTGATTTGTCGCTTGTAGTCAGCTGAAAGCCGCCTGTAGAGAGGGCGTTAATCAGATGAATTGCCATAAATCCGCCGTTTGTATCGTCGTTTTTGTCAGAATAATCACCGACCCACCAAATATCTCCATAATCTGCCAGCTTCACGTCGTTTCTCGGCGTGATCTTTGTCTCGTCTCCGCTGTCTATGTCTGCTGCTGCCATAAGTTTTTTAACGTTTGCAGTATTAGCTGTAACATATGTTCCGGATAACGTGACTTCATGGCTATCCAGGCGTTTCAATTCCATTGTATTCTTCGGACAGTTGTCGATATCTTCGCCGAAATCAGTAAATGTAAGAGTATCTGTGAATGTGATACCGCCTGTAGTAGCCCCAATAATGTTTCCAGCTGTGCCGTTTGATGGTGTGAATGTATCGTACAGCGCACCTGTGTTCATCTGTAATTCTTTGAATGTATTTTCAGGAATTTTTGTAAATTTCATTTTCTATCACCCCTTCAAAAATTCAACTGTAATATTAAGTAGACGTCTCTTAATTGATGTATCCCCATCATCTAACAGGGCATTACACCAAGGTTCCCCACGTTTGAGCCATACTGCTCCGCTATCGCAGGCTACTACTTTTCCGCCTCGTCCGATAGCTGCTGCAATCTCATCCGCTTTCTTGTTCGGAATCAGCTCAGAAGTCGTATAGAACCACAGGGATGCAGTTATAGATTGCTCTGCATCTCCGAAAAAGCCGTCATAATAATCGTATGTCATATACGGAAAAACGACATCATCCGGGACAGATGTCGTAGGATATGCCGTTATTCCAAAAGAGTTAAAAAACTTATATAATGCTTCGCCTGTTGTCATTGTGTCAGCTCCCATCTCTCCGCCGTTGACTGTGTGATGTCCAGTGTCGATACAGTCGGAGACATCTTATCCGAAGAATCGGACGTAATTCGGAACGTTTTGCCGTCAGAAAGACGACGGATCACGTCGTGATAATCCAGATGAACGTTTCTGCTTGTAGTCACTGTGTATACGCTCGTCATGCCGTCATGTTCGGCCTTGCGGGCTTCCATTGTGGTGTTAAGAGTAAGAGCTGCATTGAATTCTGCGCCGTCTGTCCACTCAGAAAGGAAGCCGCCTGCGCCGTCTGGTGTACGTTTCTTTTCGACGAAGCAAAAAGGAACCATCATGTTCTCGATCAAACTCATTAGACCTTCCTCCATTCGTTTAAGCGGCTCGCAAACACATCTTTCCATGTCTGCGGTGAACCATTCTGATTTGTCGCACGTGTATAGCTGTATCCGCCGAATGACTCGCTAGAGTACGGCCCAACATTGTTTCCGCCATACTTCTCTACATACTGTGCGATATCCTCGCAGAGGTTAAGGAAAGCTTTCGGAGGCTTCAGAGGAACTATAGTCCCCGTGAATGTCTCGTCATCCAGTTCAAACGGCGGATACTGATAAACACCGTCATTCAGCACAGAACCTTCAATTAAGAAATACTGACCTTCAATCAGAAAAGGAAGGTCAATGGTGCCATCCTGAATCGTATAGGTCCCGTCGATATATTCCCCTGTTGGAAAGTAATTCCGGATATGTCTCATTACCTCAGAAATCATCATCAACCCTCCTTTTTATTTAAACAGATACCGCTGTGATTGTACCAATGACGATACCGTTTAACATTTCCGCAAACAGTGTCAGTCCGCTGACGATGACATCTTCACAAGTAAGATTTTTATACTCAGAATCTTCATGGATACCGATCAGGCCTGTTTCGTCACTTGTAAAACTGAACGCTTCGCCAAGATCAGCGCCATTGACAGGGACATAGTAGAGAACAATGTTGTCCTTCGCTGTTGCGTATACCTTACCCTTCGGAACAGAGCTGTTCATAAATACAGTGCCCATTCCGAGGAAGTTTTCGATATAAGTCATGCCGAACGCTGTCTGTGTAGTGATCGTTGCTGTTGCAAGATAGTCAGCGATATCCAGCGGATTGATGAAGTATACCGCTTCGATAGCATTGTCTTCGAACAGTGTCTGCAGCTGCCCCCATGTCTGTGCAAGCGTTGACTGAAGACCTACACCTGCGGCTGTTCCAGTTCCAGTTCCGAGGAATGTAAAGAAATCCTTTCTGATATTGTTCTGGATGTCCTTCATCATTCTGTCTGTAGTCAGCGTGACAGCCTGTTCAAAGCCAGAAGCAATGATAGATTCCGCTGTTGTTGCTTTTCTCCACTTTTTCAGCGTGATTTCGCCGTAATTTACCACTTTCATTTTGTATTTAGAAAGTGGAATAACTTCACCTTCTGCGACAGTTCCGTTTTCAAGAGTCCCTGTCGCTTTGTATGTTTTTAAAACACTGCCTGACTGCTTTGCGATCTTTCTTGTAACGCCAAGTGCTTCAAGAAGTTTTCTCAGGTTTTCAGTAAACATTTCTGTAAATGCGATCTCCCTAATCTGCGCATCAGTCAAGTCAGTTGTTACGATCAAATTCTTCTCAACTGCCATTTTTTATTCTCCGGTTTCTTTTGATGTATAGAGCTGTTGATTCTCTCTGATACGTTTAATCATTTCTGCTGTTGATTTAACGTCCTTTCTCGCTTCAGCTCTGCTTGTATATGTTCCTGTTCCTCCGTCGTTTGTCGGAGGATTCTTGACATTTGCGCCCTTTGTCTGTGTAGATTCAATAAATCCTGACCAATCTGATTCAATCTTCTTTTTGACATCAGCTGCATCCTTGATCTGTCCTTTATCGTCCAGCTCAATTTCTTCAAAATTGGTGACTTTAAGCACATTGTCAATAACCTTGGCACTCACCTTTGACTCTTCAAGAAGCTTCTTGTAAGCCGCTTCTTTAGCCGTTCTGCTGTCCTTAGCAGTCTGATCATCTTTGAATTTTTTGAAAGCGTCGCGCTCGCTTTCGTATTTCTTTTTCCATTCGGAATCATCGCCACCGCCGTTTTTCTGAGCATCTTTCAGATCAGCCTGTGCCTTCTTCAGCTGTTCTTTTAAGTCGTCCTGTTCTTCTTTGAGGTCGTCCACCTCGCTGTGCAGCAGGTCCATTACAGCCGTCAGCTTTTCTTCATCTGTCATGTCGGCATCTTTGACGATTTTTCTAAGCTCACTTCTTTTAAGTGCCATTTTTATTCCCTCCAATTCTCTGGTAGCTTCGCTTTGCTAACGGGCAAAACGACCGCTATTCTTCGCAGTCTTTGCTTATATATTAATTTATTTTTTCTGTCTTCAACTGCCAAAAAAAGGGACTCGGCACAATGCCGAATCCCTTATCCTTCCATCATATCCTTGATGATATTTGCATATTTACTTGAATATTCCGTCACGGCCGGTTTTAAAAATGGTCGCGGTCTCATACCGTGCGTCATGTGCCAATTTCCGTTGGCATCCTGATACTTCCACGGTGTCTTTCTTCTGCCGTATGGGGATTGCGTTCCGCTTCCCATTTCAAAATATATCGCATACTCAACGTTTGTTCCGATATAGCAGTCTTTCCCGTCAACGATGTGTGTTACGCTAGACATCAGACGGCCTGTTCGGGGCGTTGTAGCTCCGGTTATAATCTTTTTCTGTATATTTTTCTTGGCATACCCTTCCGCAGCCAGTCCAATTTCTTCCAAAGCCTTGTTGCACTTTTCCTCAAACAAGGCCTTGACTGCATCCACATTGTCTACAATCTCGAATCCCGACATCTTACCGCCTCTTTCCTCTTTTCCATGCTGCATATTCTTTTGCGCCGCCACTCCAATGACTCAGATCAACCGGATCAGCATCGTTAATGCCGGATATAATAGACCGTGTGGTGCATCGGCAGTTGTACAGCTCCCTTGCAGTGCCATACAGCATGTCCCCCGGAAAACGAAGGCCATTGGCGAACCGTTCCCCGTGCTTAACCCTTGTACCGTCCAACGCCCTGTGGCTGTCTCGTGTTCGGTAATCATGTGTTGCTATCCACTCATCTTGAATCTGTATACCTATTTTTTCGGCCGCCGTATAGGCTTCAAACGTTCCGCCGTTCTGTGCACCTGTCGTCGCCGTCCTTGCACTCCTTATCGCAGATGCGCGATTCATTGCCGCGACCTGCTGGAACCTGTCTGCAATGCTCCCGATGCCTTCGCCTTGCAGAATGCTTTGCATCAGGCAGGCTTGTAGCTTCTTCTTGTTCCATTGCTGATCCTTTGGAATGTCAACAGAAGGAAGCGGCAATAAACGCGGATTTTTTAGAATCAAACGGCGCAAGACGGCCTCATTCATCAAATCAAAGTCGGCACCCATCTGGATATTGGATATATAATTCTGCGCATATCCTTCGACCGTGTAGGCAGCATAGTTGTAATTCTCGCAGAAAATATTAATGATTGCGTCTTCTATATAGCTTGCAGCGATAACATTCGTATTCGTAAGACGTTCCGCCATCTTATCACGGAGATCATCCCAGTGCTGACCTCTAGCCAACTGGGATTGTTCCCACAGCCGAAATTCGTCGGTTGTATACTTGCCTTCCTGATATGCCTTGTATTCCTTTTCCCACCGCTTCGCATACCGGAGGAAGTAGGCTCTAGCCTTTGCGTTCAGGTCCTTCCATGCCGCTCTGTATTGCTTATCTAGTTTTCTTTCAAGAGCTTTCAGTTCTTCTTCTGTCCAGTCCTCTATATACGACATTATTCATCATCCCCATTGTCACCCCGTCCGCCTTGATCATCGTCTCCGTCGTCTCCTTCTTCTCCGTCTCCGTTCTGTCCGCCGTTACCGAGATTGAAGCTGTTCAGCTGCTCTTTCTCTCTCTTATCAATCTCTTCGTCGGCCTCTTCCGGAGTCAGGAAAGGCAAGTGCTTAATGATACACTCATCTGACAGGTAAGCCGCAGCTTTCAGAATCATGTCCAGTGTTTCGTTCTGGTTCGTGGCCTTATTCCAGACGAACGTAGGCTCATCGTCGATGCCTGCCAGTTCCAGAATTTTTTGTACGAAATTAATAACATTGTATTCGAAATCTGCGCACTTATTGTCCTGTGACTGATAAGCAGCTTGAATTTCCTGCGCTGTCTTCTGTGCGGCAGAAAGGGTATTTACGTCAAGTGCCTGAAAATCCTCATAAATATCCTTTCTGAGCAGCTCAAGCATGGTCTTTCGTGCATCGTAAGGCACATCGAGGGTATGCGCTTCTATGCTTGCCTCATCCCCGTCCACGGCAGCAGCATGTACAGACTTCATTCTCTGTATGAACTTAGCCAGGTCAACGTCTTTCATTCCGCCCTCATTCTTAAGAATCCAGTAGAAGCCGGATGTATCATCAATATCATTCGCAAGACCGGACTTGATAAAATCGTAGCAGTCGATGTTTTCGCGGATGCCTACAAGCTCGCTTTCATGCGTATCATTCGCATATAAGCAGACGATTGGAAGGCTGCTGTAGTTTTCCTCACAAACATCGTCGATGCCTTGCACCTCTGTAGATTTTGTGATGATCTTGTAGCCCTTTCTAGGCTGCATGACCTTCGCATCTTCGCTGCCTGTCTTGATATATTCCGTATAGCCTTCATCTTCGTAGAGTGTTGCTCTAAAAATCTTGTTCTTTCCTTCATTCCGGAACCAATACCGGATACCGGCCCGCAACTCTCCTGTATCCTCGTCGTAGAGAGGACAGAAGCCCGGAGAAGAAGGGGTGTCTGCATATCCGAAGACCTCTAAATGATCGTAGTTCCAAAAACCGAAGGCACGACCCGCAGCCATTGCCTTTTTTGCGGCAGTCTGTAGCTTGTAATCAAAATCTTTCCCCAGCTTCTCCTTGTTATTCTTATTCTGCAAGGTAACGCCGTTTCCTAGAACATACTGCACCTGCTGTATGATCAGACGTCTAAAGAAGAGTGTCTTAAGCTTGTAGTTCGCGCTGAACAGATCAGGAATCCTACGGCCGGACAGGCTGTATAGGAATTTCTGGAACCGTTCTATCGTCTCGTTATGTTTCGAATAATAAGCTTCCCCAGACCGTGCATTCTTGTATTCTTCTGATTCCATGAAAGAGTTTACAGCATATCGGCAGAAATTTCCCCGTTCAATATCGTTTTTACCGAGCTTCTCTAAATCTTGATACGTTCTCATATCTCACCTCTATAGATAGAATTCATATTCATTATCGTCCTCCGTGTCATCTCTGTTCACAAGCTTCATTGTTTTCACGAAATATCTGATAGCATCACACGAATGATCCGCCTCTTTGACCGGGGCATCCTCTCCTCGCTCTGCTTTCTTTTCGTCCCACCTGTATCCTTGTATCTCCTCGATAGTCTCCTTACAGCATCGTTTCAGGAATAGCAAGCGTCCGTCCTTAAGCATCACCTGTACGTCTGCGATACCATTCAGGACATCATTTTTCGCCTTTCTGACACTGTATCCCCTCTGTCTAAGCTCTACGATTAGCGTGCTTGCAGAAGGGTCAACGATGATGTTCCTAGGACATATCTTTTCTGTGTCGTATTCGTCCGAACTCAGCCCGAACGTTTCTTCCATACCGTCGATAAGCTGCTTTACAGACTTTTGTAGCTTCTTTTCTCGTCCGCTGTATCGGTATTGATTCGTGCATACCCATGTGTTCGTACCCTTCTTTCTTCGCCATAAAAGGAATACAGTTGCATTCTGGATACCAAAATCACACGATATGTACCAAGGCCCTTCAAGCTCCGGAAGCTGATCTATAACATGCACATTCTCGTCGAACATGTCGTAAATCGCACCCTCTGCCATCGCCCAGCGTCCCTCTATGTATCTTGCATAGAAGATGCCTACATACATAGCTCGATATCTAGCCTTAATCTTCTCCGTAAGGCTCAGGTTATCGTCCATCGTGAAGTGCAAATATAGCAGCCTCTTAGCTTTTCTGTTGTCTATCCAGTTTTTTTTGAACCAATGATTCGGACCGTCCGGATTGCAGTTAAACCAATATTTTGAGCCATCCACGGAACATCGACCGGTTGCCTGATTGACGAAAGATTCCGGCATCAGGGCAACTTCATCGAAGAACACGCCAGCCAATGTGATGCCCTGGATCAGATCCTGTGACCTCTCATCCTTACCGCCGAAGACGTAGAAGTTATTCTCCACATCCCCTCGGGATATTACGACAAGATTGTCCGCACGGTGATCCGTCACTCTGTATCCTCTTGACTTGAGCATCAGTTTCAGCCAGAAAAGGACGTTTCTCCGGAAGGAGCCGATCGTCTTTCCGCACATTGCGAAATTCTGCCCGTTAAAGCTCGACATCGCCCACATTACAAACGACAGCGACATACACACGGTCTTGCCAGAACGAATTGCCCCGTCTGCTATGATTCCTTCGTAGTCTCTTACCGGTGATCCATCCGTCCACCAGTTCAGAACCATTCGCTGCTTTTTGGAGAATGGCTGGAATTTGAAGAATTGCTTAATCCTCTTCACTTGATCCGTCCTCCCAGTCGCTCGCCGCAGTGTCTTTCAGGGCTTCTAAGAATCCATCGTCAGCAGCCTCTTCAATATCGTCCGCCTGAGCCTTCGCCTTGAGAAGTTCCGTCTGAGCGTGAATCTGTTCGATTCTTGCTTTCTGTTCGTCTGTAGCTATATTCATATGCTTTGATAGCCATTCAAGAGCCTTCATTCTGTCGGAAAGCTTAATGCTAGCACCATCTTTCCCTTGCTTGACTTCAGCTAGAATAGAACCATCCACCTCACTTGAAGGCTTGAAGTATACCGTGTTCACTGTCTTTGTCAGCATTTTTTCCTCGCCCGTCTCAGGGGCTTTGATTTTTACAGGCCCGTCCAATGCCATAACTGGAACTTCTTCAGTTCCAAAATCAAGGAAATCTGTGATATCCGCAAATGCGATATCCATGTACTTTTGAAAGATATCTGCTTCGGAAAGAAATTCTTTTTGGTAACGGTTCTGCTTTAAGTTCGTGATTTCATTTCTTACTCTAACATTTCCTAACATCCTAGGGCCCGCAACCATAGCCGTTTCACAGCTGCAACCATACGCTTTCTGATATGCCTTCGTTGCATTAAAACACTTAATGTAATGAAGACAGAAAAGCCGCTGTTTATCGGTCAATTCGGCATTTTCCATCACATGCTGAACTTCTTTTACAGAACGTTTTTCTTTCTGCTTTTTCTTTTTTGCAACGTTGCATTTTTCTTTCGCAACGTTGCAGTCCCAGTTGTATCTGCTTTTCCAGCTCCTCACGGTGCCCTCTGACAGTCCAAACTGATTAGCGATATCAATTAACTTCTCGCCCTTCAAATATAACTTTTTTGCTTTATCGACTTTTTCATTTGGAGCTCTCGCCAAGAAAATCACCTCGTAAGACAACTTTAGGGCCGCCCGTCAAAGCGGAACAGCCCTTCAGAAAGGAAATAATATGAAACAGTGTGCAACCTATCTCAAGGCGATAGCCATGCCGGCGAATCCGGTCTGCTACTGCTGATTTTACGCACCCAGCATAATCGTAAGGAGGAAAAACAAAATGTCAAAAGACATCCATCCACGCTCCATTCTACATCCTATATTTCCACTACAACTGCCAATATTTATCTGTAACCCGCTTTCTCTTCTACAACCCTCGCAAATGATTCACACCATCTGTACGCCGTTCGTTCTGATACTCCTACTTCCATAGCAGCCCCAGCGATGCTTTTATTTTTTTTTAAGTAGCACATTTCAATCAACCTCATTCTGTCAGCACCATCATCCATTTGTAGAGTATCATGAATTGCACACTTAACAGCATAGTAGTGTACAGCTTCCTGTAATGTTTTAGGCTGCTTGCCATCTCTGAAATGCTTGATCCACGCCATCACCTGTGGCTTATAATACTTTTTGTAATATGGCATCAGTCATCATCCTTCCACTCGTCGCAATCTTCTGCATGTTCAAAATTATCCATGCAATCGCACAATATGTTGCATTTGTCTCTACAATTGCAAATTATGCAACATTGATGTTTGTCACTTGCATTTCCGATACATTCCAACTTGCACGCCATAACCCCGTCACCCCTCAAAAGCAATGTCATAGTCCGCATGATGGCAAAGCATATCCGCCCACCGGACGGACGTCTGGTATCCCCCTCTCGCCATGATGACGTTGAAGAAGTCTCGATACATGCTGCACACATGCGCCTTTTTCTCATCAATCCCCGTCATACCGGTTGCCCGGACGCCATCGCTTTCATACGATTTTTGTTTGATCACCACCGTCCTGCCGATGTACGTTTCTCTTTTCAGCTTGTCGATATCCTCCCGGTGAATCGCTTGATTTGCCTTTCTAGCCTCCTCATAGCTGAATACAGCGTTTCTGTTGTGTCTCCTGTAATTTTCCTCACGGCAGATGTTATAAACGCTAGATTTGCTCAGAGCAAGCTCACAGGCTATATCCGTGTATCTCATTCCCTCATCATGCATGCGCACAATCTTTTTTCTCTCTTTGTTGGTGATACTGTATCCCGCCGGCATTATTTCAACCTCCCATCATCACTTGCGTTCTCCTTGAGGTATTTCTCAAGCTTCGGCAGATACCAAAAAATTCTGGAACCCACCCTGACTTTCGCCTCCGCCTTTTCCCCGACGAACTCAGCTGACGATTTGCCAGCTGATAACACATCCATGAGCATTTTTGTCGTAATAAGTAATTTAAAATCCATTTTATACCTCCTACTCGCCATTTTAAGGCGTTTTATTTTAGTGCTCGATAATTTTACCGTCTTTTGTATTTCGCCGCTCTATTTGTCTCATACAAGTTTCAAGAGTATCAACGTCAAGTTCTCCGCTCTGAATTTTTTCGACCAAGCGGTTGATCACCTCTGGGACCTGTCTGTGCTTCCGTTCTTTTTCCGCCAGTTGTTCGTACAGTGTCCGGAAGTTCGCCCGATCCGCAGCAATGTTCTCAGACTGACAGATGTTTAAAAGCCCGATTCGTTCAACACACTTACGGGTTACCGGCTCAAAGCTCGCCATCGCCTCATCTACCCGGTAAGAGCCATATCGCCGGATGGCAGCCAACACACTCTCCCAGCCTTCGCCCCAGTCAGGAGCCTCACCGTTCTTGATCTCTGCTGCCTCTGCCCGGATGTCCGCAATCGACGGCGACCACTTGTTCACAGCTACCCACTTGTTCAGTGCCGTTTCTGCCACCGTATACGGAATATCCTGTAACTGCTTAAACCAAAGTTCCATGGCCTGTGTGTTCGGTAACAGGTTTTCTCGCGGATAGTATGTCTTTAAGGCCATTGAGAACATTGAGAATTCATTTTTGTCCATGTCTTCATTCCCCCTCTGCTGCCCATCTGGCAGCCATATCATAAAAATCGTCTAGCTGCTGTGCTGTCTTGTTCGGTGCTTGATTTCTGCCCCCGGACTTGTTGTCATAATTGCCGTCAAGTACTTTCGCCATGTTGGAATCCCTGATAAGCCAGTCGAAGTTTGCTGACCAGTTCCGGCCATTGCCGCCCTTCAAAAAGTCGGATGCCTCCGCTTTCTCGAACAAGCTCTCAAAGTCTTCTAGCGTATAAGTCTTAAATCTGGCTTTTATAGCTTTCTTTCTTACCTCAGAGAGAGATTGAACAGAAGGATATGACACACAGATTTGATTGAAGAGGGCTGCCACCTGCTTGCAGGTGTTGGTGGTGGAGTTTTTTTCTTCTTTTACTTCTTCTTTCTCTCCTATACTGTCCTTAACTATACTTCTCTTACCTAAACTAACCTCTCCTATACTATCCTTACCTAACCTATCCTGGGTTGCCATTTGGTTGCCAACTGGTTGCCATTTGGTTGCCAACTGGTTGCCAGAGTCCGAAAACCCTTGAATTTGCGGCATTTTTTCAGTGTATGATCCGTTATCCTTAATCTCCAAACTCATGAATTCATCTTCGTACTGGGTCGGACTGTACCGGTCCTTTCGAATCAGGTTATGCATCCGCCAGTGCTTAATGACGATCACACCTTTTTCGAATGCGAGCACAAACCTTTTCGCAATCAGCAGCTTCAGATCATCATCAGATGCCCCGATCATCCGGCATATCTTTTTTGGATTGTTGATAAACCCGTCATCATCTGCACGCATGTTAAGGTGGAAGTATAAGGCCTGAGTCGTCAGCGGCATATCCAGAAAAGCATCTGAATCAATGATTTTCTGAGTAAACATGCGTCTTTCGGCCATTCTTAATCACCTCCTTCATCCAGTCTCATAATCTCTGCATATCCCTGATACAGCTTCATCCAGTTGTCTAATCGCATAGTCACAAGAATTTCTTTCCTGCTCTGCTTATGAAAGACAGCCGGGAGAGGCTTCACGCGGTTGTTTCCCGCGTCATTTTCAGCCTGAGCCATCCAGTCATATAGTCTCATACGTTCCTGCATTTTGGCCTCAACATGGATGCCAGGAAGACCGATTACATCCGAAGCGTCTCCGGTATTTCCGCAATATTGAGCTGTCCTTCTTGCATTTTCATAGCCGTAACTTTGAAAGATTTTGGACAATTCCCTCTCAAATCTGGCCCCTTTTTGCTTACTGTTTACTGACATTTGTAACATTCCTTCTGTCTAAATATTCTTTGATCCTGTCCGCCCATCTCTGCCATTTATCATTTGCATACGACTCAAGAACCGGAATTCTTAATGCATCAACCATCATCAGCACGTCGGTCACCTCGTCACTGAGCTGTTCCTGCGCAATCAATGTGTTACGATTTGTAGGATTGTTTGACAGGCCTTCAGCCCTGATCAGCTTCAAAGCCGCCTGTGACAACTCTGCTGCTTCTTCGGCAAGCTGTTCAAGCAATGTTCTTCTGTCAATATGTTCAAGCACATATCTTTTATAGTCAACGCAACTCACTTCATTCACCTTCCTACTTTTAACTAACCTTTGTAATCTTCGAACCGTTCGCACGCCATAAATGTAAATCTTGAATTTACCCATCTCTGCATTCTTTTCAGCTGATCACGCTTCTTTAATTTGTGTTTGTCATAAATCATCACGTAAGGTGCATATCCCAAATCTCTGAGGGTGTATATCCGGTCAAGGTCTTGTTCCAAAGTTGTATCAAATCCACACAGGACGTACACCGTCATTTTCCCTCTACCCCATCCGGTAGTCTCTTTAAATGCTTTGAATTTCGGTACAATAATGTCTCTGTCCTGGTATCTGTCCCATGCAAAATGTATTTGCTTAATCTTCATCCGCTTGATATATTTCGCTTTTTCTTCGGTCATAATTCTGATGTCACATCCTTGTGAGAAATCTACCCAAGCCTTGCTATCAATAAGCTGTTGGCTCAAATCTCGCCATTCCATTCCAGAATTCAGACAAATCAGCTACCTTACGACTTTTCTGTCCCTCTTTTTCTTTCACGATGCAGAAATCGCAACCTCTTGGACATCCTCTTGTCAAGAATCCATATGCCGTATTTCTGCATAATTCTGGATACAGGCTATAATCTGGATAGATGTGTTCAATTTCGTCCGGCAATGACTTGCCACCAGATGGATATTCGTACCCTGTACCGCCTTTGATTATCTCTCCGGCGCACACTGGATGAGGATAATCCGGTGTAAAGGTAAATACCTTGCTCATATATACTATGTCTGGTGGATTCAGCCATGCAGTCAGCGCATCGTACCACTCAACTTGATCTTCGTTCTGCTTATGCCATGCTGACAGCTTCATTAGTGGAAGATTCGGGAAATTGTGTCCGTCTACGTCAATTAGTGCTATTCTCATTGCTTCGCACCTCCTGAGCTGCCATTTGGCAGCTCGTTTATTTGTGATATGTTAAAATGCACTGTCTTATGCATTTGACAGTATTGATTAGTTATTAACTTCCCTGAATTCTCCTTTTACAAGGCGATAGAACGTGTCTGCTTTTATTCGCTCTCCGTCTACATATTCCGTCTTGACACATAACGGAACAATTCGGTTCTTTTCTTCTGAATATTCCCATTCAGAAAGCGTGATCCAACTGCCTTTTTTGGCCTTAACAATAGAATTATGTCCAGCGCAGCAGATCACGGAATCTTCTCCTGTGCTATAAATCTGCGCATAGGAACCGGAAGACCCAATCTGCGCAGAGTCACCGGAAGACCCAATCTGCGCAGAGGAACCGGAAGACCCAATCTTCGCAGAGGAACCGGAAGACCCAATCTGCGCATAGGAACCGGAAGACCCAATCTGCGCAG